TTGCTGTCCAGCGCACCGTACAGATAGCGGCCCTGGATGCGGCCCGTGGTCACATCCGACATCGCTTCCGTGATCCCATCGTCGAGATCCAAAGCGTTCTTTTCGTTCAGCGCGTCCTTGGCCGCTTTTAGCGTGTTGAAAGCCGTCCGTTGCTGCGTCATCGGGATGTCTTGAACTTTCACGAGATGCCGTACATTGTCGACAACCACACGAAAGTTGAAGAGAGGGACCGTGCCTTCGTTGCCGAGACCGGTCGCGTTTCCGACAACCTTACCACCCTGCATCAACCCCCTCATCGGGATGTTGATAGCGGAACCAGCTGAACTGGTGAGGTCCTCGTTGACCTGGATGATGGAGTCGCCACTTTCGCCCATGACGTTCTTCCACCACATTTGGCCAACGTACTCCTCGAACAGCATAGCGTCCCACTGTTCGGCGGTGAGGTCGTTGCTTTCTAATACCTCAATATATGCCATGTTAATATTACCTTTTAGCCTGGAAAGATGCTCCCTAGCGCTTTATGACGGCCCTTGTTATCGCGGGAGACATCTTTGTCACCCGCACCAGACCCACCAGCCACGCCAGACAGCCCTTTAGGCTCTGAGTTGCTGGAAGACAGCCCCTTTAGCAGCTTTTTCTGCGTGCTTGCCTCGATTTCAGGGACTAGCTTCTCACGTAGTTCTTTCTCGATTCGCGCTACGAGTTGCGCGGGATCGGTCGTTTGGTATTTTGCGAAGAGGTCATACGCCTTCACCGCTTCCATCGCTGTTGCGACGGGATGCTTGCTTTGCAGCACGCGGTTTTGCGTCTCCAGGTCCTGCGCGAATATTTCCTTGTAGCGGGCGAGCGTTTCGTCCACGGTTTGCTGACCGTGTTGCATCACGCTTGCCTCATAGGAAGTTTCCGCACGTCCCTCAACTGCGCCCCAGGTTCGCACTGCATGCGGGTCTAGGGGAGGCGGTTCATGGATCGCAGGGTCGTATGTACCATCGAGTTTTGCCTGCAAAACCTGCATCTGCTGCTGCATTTGCTGGTTCTGCTGGTGAAGTTCGTTCCACCCGCGATGTGTATCGCGGTAACGCTTCTCGTTCTCGGTGGCTTTCTTCTTCCACGGGTTCGTGTCGTCATCCCAGTTGGGACCGGTTTGTTTTCCGGCATCAGGGGTAGGGCTGGCGGTCGGTGAAGCTGCCGGTTTGCCGTCCTCAGACGGCTTGTCCTTCGACTCGGCTTTCTGCACAGCCTCTTTCGCTGGCTTCGCTTCCGGCTTGCTGTCGTCTTTAACTTCGACAGCTGGCTTGGCGTCTTCCTTCGGCTCCATTGCGGGGGAGGCATCTTTTGAAGCGCCCCTGGAGAGGAAGTCACCGAGACCTAGTCCCGTATCCTCGATTTTGCCCTTATCTTGGTCTGACATCGCCGTTCCTATGCTTTCTGGCGCTGCCCGAAGGCAGGAAGCCGGTTGTGGCCCCGCGCCCCACGGCTAAGAGGGGAAGCAGGGGTTTCTGTTGTAGCGCCTAGCCCCGATGGGACCAGGGACCGAAAAATTTTACACTCTTGATCTTGTAGACGCGCTCTCTGGTAGTGTGGTCATCTTCGGTATCGGCCTCGTGACGGTGAATGTCGAGGCCCTTCTCTTTAAACGCATCATCAACCACACGAGTGATGCGCTGAGGATCACGTAGCTTCTCATGGCTGATCCTAACTTCTTTTCGAGCCATCTTTGCTGCTCCCTTTGTCTGGCATCATGCGCGCCTTCTGGATTTCCATCGTGCTTTTGGCAGCTTGGGTCTGCAAATCGAGCTGCGACTTCTGCCGTTGCACGTCAAGGTCGGCCTGCGACTTTTGGAGGTCCATGCCAGCCTTCTGCACGTCAACCTGTGCCTTAACTTGAGCCGTTTGAGCCTTTTGTGACTCAGTTTGCTGCTTGAGGGCCTCAGATTGCGCCTGTCCCTGCTGCCGCACGACCTCAGTTTGCATATTCATCTGGTTGTCGGCCAACTGGGCTTGCGCTTGCAGCACCTGCGACGGAGGTGGCGCCTGCTGCATCATTTGCTCGATGAATTCGGGTGGAGCGCCCATCTGCTGGTAAAAGAAGGCGCGTTCTACGGGCGCCAAGGTCTCCATCTGCACGCTCAGCGACATCTTGGGCGCATTGGGCGTCTTGTTCTGCTCCATGATCTTGGCGATTTTGGCCTTGATCTCGTCCTTGTTGCGGATGGACGACATGTCGAACAAGACCTCGCCCCAACCCGGCCCATACTGCAAGATGGCCGGCAAGTTGCGCATGATCATCTCTTGCTGCTGCTCGTTGATGGTGTCGAGGTCTTCGATCTCAGACACGATGATGTCGTATTTGGCCTGCTTGACCGCTTCCAACGACTGCTCGTCCAAGGCCACCTGGCGTGTCGACTCAGGATTGTCCGTGATCGTCATGATTTTGCCAGGTGTGTAACCCACAACCACCGCATCATGGATTGTCTTAGCCAGGGCCTCCCGCGTGCGCTTGAAGTTGTCGAAAATGGGTGCAACGATGAGGCCGGTCATGGCCACCTTGCGCTGGATACCCACGCCAGAACGCACTTCGGATTTCTCGCCCATCGCATCGGGGTTGACGCCCGTAACTTGGCGGAAGTCCATCTTGGACGCCATATGCATGGCATGTTGGCTCTGTGCTAGTTCGAGGTTTTTTTCAACCTTGAACCGCTCGAAGAAGCCTTCATTGATCTCAATAGCGCCGTCTGGTTGGGCCATCTGCACTTTAAGGTCTGAAATCGAGTCGACTGCACCCTTCTCAAACATAGACTGATTGAGCGTGAGGAGGCTTAGCGCCTTGGACTCGCGTTTGTTGATCGCATCCTGGATAGGAATGGCGGTTGTGATCATGCTGTAAGGAGCGCCCGACTTCTTGCGATTGACGTAGTATGGGACGAACTTGTAACGCTTGCGCTTCGAAACACCATGTTCGAAGAGGACGCCATCGCAGAACACCCCAACGCAGATTTGCTCCTCGGCCTGGTCTTTGGTCTCGTAGCCTTGGCCAGCTTCCTCCGCGTAGGCCAGCAACTTGTCGTCTACGTCCGCCTCGTCAAAAACCTTACCGTCGCCAAAAACATACTTCTTAACAGTCTTGCGCTTCTTGTACTCAACCTCGACCAAGCGGATGCGATCGCGCTTATAGTCGACGAACGCTTCGCCACGCAACTCATCGACACTTGCGAGTTGGCCTTGAGCATTGTCAGAGAACAAGGACTCAACTTGACGCTTCTTATTAGGATAGAGTTGTTTGGCGTATTTGCGGTCCACCCACTTGTAGCGGCAAATATAGCGCGCATCTTCGTTCCAATCATACCGACGATGACGCGGATCAGGTATGACGTTAAAGCAGTCCTCAGCCTTGACCTTGACCTCTTTGCCAAGAGGACCGTCATCTTCCAAGCAAACTTCGAACACACCGAAGCCACCAGTTGCTCCATCTTCAACAACATCGCGTTCCTCGAACTCCAGTCCCGAACATTGTCGGATGTAGTTGTAAATGTCGGACATGGTGTCGGCAACCGGCGAGTCGACCACACCATTGCGGGGCTTGAAGATTGTTTTCGTCTTCATCTGGACAAACTGTCCCACAATACGGTCGACTGTCACCTTCACTTGGTTGTTGACCGTTGGCGGTTGCCCGCGCTGCTTGAGGTCCTTTAGCTCCTGGTCGGTCCATTGGCGGTTTTCCTTGTAGTCGAAGCACTGGATCATCTCGTCGCGTGCTTCTTTCCATGCCTGATCGTCGAGCGCTTCCTGCCAGTAGTCTTGTAAAAGTTCGAGGATCTCCTTCTCTTCCTTCTTGGAGAGCTTCTTTTTGGGATCTTCGAGCGCGTTGTAGGAGCCAGCCATATTAGACGGTCTTCCAGCTTACAGGTTCACCACGACGCTTCCATAAAGGGTCTATGCGCGTTGTGGTCATGCGGCGTAAGTGCTCCCCGGTGTAGTATTCGGTGAGAGCAAGCGCGTCAAAGCGGTTGGGTGATTCCAGGCCACGTGATTTCATCTCCTTCTTGCTCTCGATCTTTATTTTGCCGTTTGGTTCGGTGAACTTGATGGTTGTGAGTTCGCCGATGAGAATGGGGTCGTCTGGTATGCTGATGCTGCGTGCTTCGAACTCTTCGCGTACCCGCCAACAGAGTTGATCCCGCAGTCTGTGGTATCGCTCCTGCATAGCTGGCATTTCAGCAACGTTAACCCCGATGATGCTGATTTGGGGGTTGCGGATTCGGGCTTTGAGGTTGCCAAATATGCCCCAGCCCACGCCAATTTTGTCGACGAAAACGTATCGTGGAGTCGTGTCATAGATGTGCCCTAGCAACTTGCCCGTCAAGACTTCGCTTTCGGGCGTCTCTTCCTGGCAGGGGTAGAAAATCTTGGGGCCTCGTCGTCGTAGAAAGATAGAAGGGTCTCCCCCTGCTCCAACGTCGATACCCGCAACGTCAAGGTCATCGGCAAGCGGTTGTACATCTCGATCCACGGCGTCCATAGCCCACGCATAGGGGATGAGTGTATCCGAAGAGACCAGTGGAGGAAGTCCAAGCACTGTAACTCGGTAAAAGTTCGAGTCAACTCCATATTTCTCGCGCTTGAGTTTGATGCTTTCGGGTGTGACAAGTTCGCTCTCCTCGCTATTCCAGTGCAGGCAGACCCAGCGATCGCGATATTTGAACTGGGACTCGACTGCGTAGCCTGTCTCGCGC